AGAGGCGATCCCGACGACCGCCGTGATGTTTGCGATCTACAACAACGAACCGGACGGCGGGCGGTCCCTGATCATTGATTGGGTCGCGGCGCAGAACGTGGTGAGCACGGCGGCGGCGGGGCAGGCGAACTGTCTCGGGCTCCTGGGCCAAGTGCGCGAAGCCGCGCCGACCGATGCGGCGCTCGTCATCAAACGGTGTAACGGGATGGGCGGGGGCGCCAACGACACGCGCGTGCGGACGATTCTCACGGCCACGGCGTTGCCCGCGACGACGGGCTTACAGACAAACTGGTTTCCGATTGGCCCCTCGGTCGGGAAGCCGGGCGTGGCGGCCACGCCGGGGTATGGGATCTGGGGCGCGATTCAGGGCGGGTTCATCGTCCCACCGGGGCGCTATTTCGCTATGCACGTGATCGCGAATGTCGTCGGCGAAACCTTTCAGGGGTTCATCGGCTGGCATGAGAAACAATTGGAACTCGGCTAACGAAGGAGAAGAGCGATGCGACGCGCGTTTCGACTCATGGCGCTGATCGTGGTGCTCAGTCTGGTGAGTGTGCCGGGGCAGGCCGTCGTGCGCTATACCCGCGTCACGGTGGCCGTGACAGCCACGCTACTGTATACCGCGCCGACGATTGGGCAGACCGGGCGCGTGTTGATTCGCAATCCCTCGGCGGTGTCGGTCTACATCGGCGATGCCTCCGTCACCGTGGCGAACGGATTCGAGGTCGCGGCCGGGGACGCGATCAGTATCAACCTCGACCAGGGGGATAGCGTCTACGGGATCGTGGCGGCGGCGACGCAGGTCGTGCATACGATTTCGGGGAGTGTGGTCCGATGAGCCGAGTCGGGTGGGCGCTGGTCGTCCTGCTCCTGGTCGTGCCGCCCGTATCGGCGCAGGATTATTTCCGGGGCACGGTGGTGGCCGCGGGTGGCGCGACACTCACGACGAACGTGTTTACGGGTGTGCAGGAGATTGACCGGGACGGGATTGTCGTGACGTCCACCGATGGGCTCGTGCTTGCGAATAACACGGCGGCGACGGCGGGCGTGCCGGTGCAGCAGAGTCCCCGGTTGCGGTTTCGGGCGAACAGTTGGGATTCCGATGATCTAGTTAGCCGCACCAATGATTTTTGGTTTGAAAACGTGCCGATGACGTCGACTGCGACGCAAGGCATTCTCATGCTCAAGAATTCGGTCAATGGGGCCGCGGCGACGATGCCCGCGCAATTTGGCGGGGCGGGGTCGCTGACGTTGCTCGCGTACATCGAAGCGGGGGCCACGAACTACATGGCGTTCACCGGCCGGACGGTGTGGCAAGCGCCCGCGAACGGCCATCTGACGATTAGTAATAATGCCCTCACGACGGGGAGTCTGGTGAAGGTCGATGCGCTCCCGACCGTCAGTGCGTGTGGCGCCGGGTCGCCCGCTGTCGTGGCCGGGTCCACGCCGTTCTCCGGGGCGGTCACGATTGGGACGACCGCTGTAGCGACCTGCACGATTACGTTCAACGGGACGGCCTTCCCGAGCGCGCCGCGTTGCGGCGGGAACGTCGAAACGACCACGGCCGCGAACGTCCGCGCCATGGGGTATTCGGCGACGACGACCGTGCTCACGATTGTGCCGGCGTCGGCTTGGGTGGACGGCTCGGTCGTGAATTGGGACTGCGTCAGTGCGAAATAGGGAGTTGTCTATGAACCGGCGTGGCTTACTCGCGCTCGCGCTCGCGCTCGTCTGGCTGATCGGCGGTTTGGCCGCGCTCTCGCTCGTCGCGCAGGAGATCGTGACGCTCAGTGTCGCGGAAACCAAGCCGAGCAATGCGAATTACCGTGTCGCGTCGTTCGTCATGGACGTGGATGCGGGGCTGCTGTCGATCACCCTGAAAGGCGTCGACGACGTCGCCTACCCTCCGGTGAGCTGCACCTATGCGAGCAACACGACGCCGACCGGCGCCAGCCTGATCCTCGGTCTGAATAAAGCGAACCTTTCAAGCGCCTACGCCGCGAACGCGACGACCGGCTCACTGAAGCAGCGGATTTTCCATCGACTTGTCGTGATGGGCGAATCCACCGCCGTGTGCGGGAAGACGTTGACCGGCACATTGGCGGGATCGGTCCCGTAGATGGATCGCGCCGAGGTTCGCAACGCCGCCGATCCGCAGCAAGTGAAACGCGCGGCCCGGAAGGACCGGGATCGCGAGGCGTTGCTCTCCGAAGCCTTGCGGGCGACGTTGAGTCAACCCGCCGGGCGGTTCGTGTTGTGGGATCTGCTCGAGCGCGCGGGGGTCTTTACGTCCGTGTTCGCGATGAACCAGCAGATTTACTACAACGCGGGTCGCCAGGATTTCGGGCACGAGCTGTTGGCGCTCCTGGTCGCGTGTGATGAAGACCTCTACACGCTGATGGAGAAAGAAGCGCGCGATCGGAAGGCACGAGACAACCGGGCGACGGACGCGAGTCATACGCCGAAGCCGGACGAGGCAAGCGAGCACATCTAGCAATTCGACGCAGTCGGAACTTTGTGACGCCGGGTCGCTCCCGGTTCATCACACCAAGGAACGACAAGGGCCTGCTCTCTGTGCACAGCAGGGGGCCGGCCCTTTTCTTTGGTGGGCAGGAGAGCAGCAATGGCAGCGACAGCGACCGCCGAGAACATCGCGGTCACCGACACGAAACCCGCGGAAGTCGCCACGGAGCCCGCAAAGCCCGCAGAGCAGACGCCCGCGACAGAGAAGCCAGCCGAGAAACCGGCTGAGCCCAAAGCAGACGAGCCGACAGTCGAACCCGCGAAGCCGGAAGCCGCTCAGGCCGAGCAGCCCAAGCCTCCCGAGAAATACGACCTCACGCTCCCTGACGGTGCGGACACATGGCTGGACCAAGCCGATGTGACGCACATCGAAGCGCTCGCGAAAACCAACGGCTGGACCAAGGAGCAGGCGCAATCCGCGCTCGAGCAACACGTCGACGCACTGGCGACACAAAGTCAGGCGTTTCGGACGGCGACCGAAGCCGATCCGATCTACGGCGGGGACCACCTCGAACGCACACAAACCCTCGCGCGTCGTGCACTCGATCGCGTGCGACCCGCAGGGACACCACACGGAGACGCGCTCCGCAGCTTGCTCACCAAAACCGGCTACGGCAACCACCTCGAAGTCGTGTCCCTTCTGGCCGACCTCGGGACATTGATGGCGGAAGACTCCCCCACCAGTAGCGGGAGTGGAGGCGGCGTGGCCACGAAGACGGCCGCCGAAATCCTCTATCCCAACATGGCCAAGGAATGACCGCCCTCACAGAAAGACGTGAGACATGGCAGCACTAGGCGTCGGGAACCTGACGATCGCCGACTGGGCGAAGCGGCTGGATCCTAATGGCAGTGTCGCGACGATTATCGAACTCCTTAAACAGAGTAACGAAATCCTCGACGACATGGTCTGGAAAGAAGGCAACCTCCCCACCGGACATCGCACGACCGTCCGGACGGGTCTCCCCGCGGTCGCGTGGAGACTCTTGAATCAAGGCATCACGCCCAGCAAGTCGACCACCGCGCAGATCGATGAGCAGTGCGGGATGCTCGAAGCGTGGTCCGAAGTCGATCTCGATCTCCTGCTCCTGAACGGCAACAAAGCGTCCTTCCGGCTCTCGGAGGCGAAGGCGTTCATTGAAGCCATGAACCAGGAGCTGGCGCAGACCATCTTCTACGGCAACGCGGGGCTCGCCCCGGAAGAGTTCACCGGCTTGTCGGTGCGCTATTCGCTCTCGACCGCGGCGAACGGCGAGAACGTCATCAAGGCCGGCGGTGCGGGTGCGGACAACTGCTCGATCTGGCTCGTCTGCTGGGGCGATGAAACCATCTCGGGCATCTTCCCGAAGGGTTCCACGGCGGGCTTGCTCCATCAGGACTTCGGTGAAGTCACCGTTGAAATGACGGCGGGCCTGCCGGGGTCGCGGATGCGCGCGATGCAGGAGCGGTTCCAGTGGAAAGCGGGCATTGCGCTGAAAGACTGGCGCTATGTCGTACGGATCGCGAACGTGGACGTGAGCGACGCGAGCGCCGCGGCGGCCGTGACCATCATCGATGCGATGGAAAAGGCCGTGGCGACCCCGCCGAACCGGCTCGGGCGTCCGGTGTTCTACATGAACCGCACCATGCAGCGGTTGCTGTCCAAACAAGAACGGATGGCGGTCGGCGCGGGCGGCGGCATCACCTACGACAACGTGGACGGCAAACGCGTGATGTTGTTCCAGAACATCCCGATCCGCATCGTCGATCAGTTGCTCAACACGGAAACGCTCGTCGCGTAGCCGCGGGCACGCACGAAAGGATAGCCATGTACATTGATGCGTTACTTCGGGTCAGCAGCGCGCAAGCCTTCGGGGCCGCCGCGGTGTCGACCAGTTCGATCGATCTCGGGGTGCCGGGCGGGGTCGTGCCGAGCGGCACGCCGCCGTTCCGCGAGATTGGCACCGGGGAGCCGATGGGCTTCGGGTTCCAGATTTCCACGAGTGGCACCGTCGCGGCGTCGCTCGTCGAGATCATCTCCACGACAGACGCCGCCTTGACGGCGGGCATTCTGGTCCATGCGGCAATCACCATTCCGCTCGCCGCCGCGCTGGCGGGCACGGTCTGGTTCATTCCGCTCCCACCGGGGACCCCCACGCAGCGCTATCTCGGGCTGCGCGTGACCACGGCCGGCGGCACCATCTCGGGCACTGCGTGGCTCACGAGTTGGTCGCTGTTCTCGTTGCTCGCAAAGAGTTACGCGAAGAACTATACCGTCAACTAGTGACAGTCGTTCTACCGGGTGGGCGTTGTCAGCGATCTGGCAATGTCCCATCCGGCATCGGTCTTTCAGAGGGAGTCAGCGATGGCGAAAAGTTCCACACCCGCACACGAATCCGCCCCCGCGAAATCGGGGCAGGGCGGCCTGATCCGCGTGCAAGCGATCGGCGTGGGGTATTACGACGACAAGCGGCGTCGGCGGGGCGACGTGTTCACGCTCGTGCCGCGCGAGGGCACCTGGCACGAGAAGGTCTACAAAGAGACCAAGGACGGCGCGAAAGAAGCGCAACGTGAGCCCGGCGGGGAATACACGCTGAAGGAAGTGGCACGCGTCCTCACCGCGGAGGAACAGTTCAGCAAGAAATGGATGCAGAAAGTCCCGTGGGCCACCCCGGAAACGGAGACGGGGCCGAATGCGGCGCTCCGCCAGCAGCATGACGAACTGGTCGGCGCCCGGAGCGAATCGGGCCTGATGGTGGGCGACGATGCGACCGGCAACAAAGACGTGCTCGGCGGCGTGTGAGTTGAGCCGGGCTGGGGTCCATCGATGGGAACACAGCGCCCGCTCACGCGCTGTGGTGATGGATGCCCGGCCCGCTCATTGTGACACGGAGTTCCTTGCGGTGAAAAGTAGCTGAGCCACGATGGCTAAAACGCAATTCTTGGATTTCGTCGTCCTGCTCACTGACAAGGACCTGGTCGAGACGCTGCAACACACGCAGCCGCCGCCCGTCGCCGGCATCGGGGGGCTGTTTGTCAGTGGCGGCGAACCGGGCCGGATCAATGTGGCGCCCGCGACGGCCGCAATCACCTACAGCGCGCCGATTCAGGAATTGATCCAGGTCCAGAACCCGCCGTGTATTCGGTCGGAGTGGTTCGCGAACACGGGCGGGCAAAACTTCCCGCGCGATCAGCGCACGTTCGAA